TGTACGAGCAGGCCAAAAAGCATTGGCTTATAGCAAACCCAACGGCAACACCTCAAGAGGTGCAGGACGCTTTTGCGCGTATTGCCAGAAAGCTGGGGCTGTAATAAGATTTAATAAGACACGGCTAGGGTAGCTCCCGAAAAGCGGATTCATCCACCGCCCGCCGATGTTCTTTTTTTAGGATGTTTGACAGGATGATCAATGAATTACTACCCTTTTCATTTGGGTGACTACGCTAGTCACACAGGCCATCTTGAGCCAATTGAAGATTTGGCCTACAGACGCATGCTAGATGCGTACTACCTCAGAGAGGGCGCGCTGCCAAAAGACCCCGCAGAAGTTGCCAGAATAGTGCGTATGCGCCAGCACGTGGCAGAAGTAGAGGCCGTTCTGAAAGAATTTTTTAGGCCAGACGAAAATGGATGGTCTCATGAGCGTTGTGAGCGAGAAATTTCTGCTATGCGTGACAAGCAACAAAAGCAGCGCGACAAAGCAAACAAGCGCTGGCATAAGCCAGAATCGGATATTAAAGATGCCGTGGCATTGCCGCAGCATAACCACGGCAATGCACATGCAATGCCACCAACACCAACACCAACACCAACACCAATAATAGAAGAAGGTACTAACGTACCTGTCGGGAAACCCGACAAACTGCCACGATGCGACAAGCAAGCAATCGTGGACTTGTATCACGAGGTTTTGCCAGAACTGCCAAAAGTACGATTGATGAACAGCAGGCGCGAGAAAGCAATCGCTGGCATGTGGAAATTTGTCCTGACAAGCAAACGGGCAGACGGCCAGCCGCGGGCGCAGGATGAGCAACAGGCTATGGAATGGATTCGCGCTTACTTCACCCGAGCAAGAGCAAACGACTTCCTGATGGGCAGGGGTGTCAAGGCAAGCGGGCATGAAGGCTGGGAGTGTGACTTTGATTTTCTGCTGAGCGAAAAGGGTAAAAAACAAGTCATCGAAAAAACAAGGGAGGCCGCTCATGGATGAATACGAAGTTGTTTTGCCCTGGTCGCCAGAGGCCGAGGCTGGAGTATTGGGCGCAATCATGCTCAAGCCGGATTGCTTTGATGACGTTTCCGACATCATTGACGCGCAGGCTTTCTATGACCAGCGAGCAGGGTTCATGTTTGCAGCAATTGCCGCGCTGATAGCAGATGGCAAGCCGGTAGACGTGCTGACAGTCGCTGACGCGGTGGCTTTTCGCGGTGTGACCCTGCAAGTTGTAAATGAATTTTCACAAGCAGCAGGCACACCACGACACGCAAGGGCTTACGCAGAGAAAGTTGCTGAAAAGTATCGTGCGCGCCAACTGATTGAGGCTGTTGCATCACTCAAAGCCACGGCGTTTGATGAATCCATTTCAGTCGATGACCGAATCGCACAAGCGCAATCAGCAATTGAGGCTGTTGGCCAAAAAAAGCAGATAAGCCAGCCGCAACCAATTCAAAACTTCATTAGCAACGCCATAGACCGCATTCATGACTTGGCTGAGGGTAAGGTATTCCCCGGAATCAAAACGCGCCTAGTATCGCTGGATAAGTGCCTTGCTGGTGGTTTAAAGGGTGGAAAGCTCATCATCTTGGCTGCGAGGCCAAGCGTTGGCAAATCCTCGCTGGCTGAACAAATCTGCTTAAACATCGCCCAAGACAGTCATCCGGCGGCCATGTTCAGTATGGAAATGTCGTGCCAAGAGATGACAGATCGGGCGATGTGTAATCTAGGGCGCATTGATTATGGCGATTATCAGGCCGGCAAAATAGACGGTGACGGATATAGCCGCATGTCTGAAGCAATAGACCAGATGCGGAATATGCAATTCTATTTTGATGAGCAGCCCGCAATGCGATTAACTGACATCGCATCAAAGGCTAGAACGCTTGTCAGAAAACATGGCATAAAGTTACTGGTTATAGATTATATTCAGCTATGCGCGGCAAGTGATTCAAGCAAATCAAGGCACCACCAGCTTGAGGAAATATCGAGGGGATTAAAAGCGCTTGCAAAACAGCTTGATATAACCATTATGGCGCTGTCACAGCTTAACCGAGACGTTACAAAGCGGGGTTCTGGCAGGCCTATGCTTTCAGACTTGAAAGAATCAGGGGCTATCGAAGAAGATGCAGACGCGGTTTTGCTGATGTGGAGCCACGAGCAGCACGAAGGATACTCCATAAACGGGATTGATGTGGCGAAAACAAGAGGCGGAAAGACTGGCGTTTTCGCTGTGCATTTTGAAGGCCGCTATCAGCGATGGACTGAATCAACAGTAAATTTGAGCAGCGCTCCAAAAAGCAAATATGGTGATGATTTATGAAATGCGCAAGATGTGGCCGATTAACATTAAAGCCGCTTTTGATTATTGCGGCATTGGCTTATGGAGCCAAATGCGCAAAGAAAATGTTTGTAATAGAAAAGCGCAAAAAGAAAACACAAGTGGAACGTGACAAATATACAATGGACTTATTCAAAAATGAACAATGAAAAAATGTCAAAACTGCCAGCACTGGCTACCGCGAGAAAATCGGGAAATGGCGAAACACGGATTTGCAATGTGCGCACACCAGCCGCGCTACGTGTACTATCCGCCACAGCACGGCTGTGGGAAATTCGCGCAGGCAGAGCAAAAAACCATAGAAATGCGGGCGGCATTTCTGGAAAAGCAGGAGAAAAAGCATGAGCACAGGAATTGAGGCGATGGTATGCGCTGACATCGAAAAACGGCAAAAGCTGGGCATTCAAAAATACGGCACGACAGTAGCAGAAAACCCGCTTTCTCATCGTGAGTGGCTTGATCATGCCTACCAAGAGGCGTTAGACATGGCTATATATCTGCGCCGTGCTATGGCCGAGATTGACAAAAAGCAGGATGACTTCAAATGAAGCCGCGCATTAAAAAACAAGCTGGCATGTGGTGGTGCTTTAGCAAGACTGGCCGATGTGTAGCGGCTTGCAACCCGCGCGATGCTTACAGATTGTGGGAAAAATGCACAGCCGTAAATTCCAACTTCTAAACGCGCAACAGGCTCACACTGCCTTCAAAGAGGCTTGGACGCATGCAAAGGGCTGGCTGGTGGCTGGTGGCGGAACGCTTGTGCTTGAGATACGGCCAGCAAAGCGAAGCGATGAGCAAAACCGCTTGCTGCACGCCTGCCTGGGCGAAATAGCGCGGCAAAAAGAATGGGCAGGGTCAAAGCACGACATTGACGCATGGAAGCGCCTTTTAACGGCTGCATGGCTTAGGGCGCGTGGCGAATCTGACGCATACATGCTACCCGCGCTAGATGGACGTGGCGTTGATGTGATTTACTGCAAAACCAGCAAGCTAAACAAAGCGGAATTTTCCGAATTGTGCGAGTTTGTTTTTGCTTGGGCTGCACAAAATGGAGTTGAAATTGAATGATTATTAAACTACCTTGGCCAGATTCGTCGCTTAATCCGAATCGAAAAAATGGCAGGCATTGGGGGGCGACAAATTCAGCTAAAGACAAACGCAAGGTGGACGCGCGATATTTGACGCTTGTCGAGATGAGTAAGACTGGATACGTGCCACCGCATGGCAAGCTGCCCATTGAAATGACATTCTGCCCGCCAGATAAGCGCAGGCGTGACATGGACAACCTGTTGGCGTCTATGAAGTCAGATTTAGACGGCATTTCACAAGCGCTGGGGCTTGATGACCAGCACTTTGACCCGTTGATTTTGAAGCGCGGAGAGCCAATCAAAGGCGGCTGTGTGCTGGTGGAGGTCGGATGCTCAACAAGCTAAACGCTAAAGAGCGGGCGCATCTTGAGCGCGTGAAGTCGCTACCGTGTTCTGTGTGTGACGCGCCAGCCCCAAGCGAAGCGCATCACGTTAAGCAGCACAGACAGTACACATGCATTGCATTGTGCGTGGACTGTCACAGGGGCAGTCTTATGGGATGGCACGGACAGCGCAGGGCATGGGCGATACGCAAGATGGATGAGGCAGACGCCTTAAACGTGACTATTCAGCGATTGATGGAGGCTGGCAAATGACCGGAGAAAATAACAACGAAGGCCGCAATTTATGCGAATGGCTTAGAGAGAATGGTGGCGTGCTTTATGGGAAATACGTGCTGGCGCGCAGCCCGGACGAGGCGCGTCAAATACTTAACAAGGCAACCGGACTTGAAATACTTTCAATGGATTTGATATCTGAATCAGAGAATAAGTATTTAGAGCGGCTTAAAGAGATGAAAGCAAAGGGCGAACTATGACCGGACTGCTTTGTGTTTTGGTTGGGTGGATTATTGGGCGTAGGCTATGAAAAAAAGAAAACACAAACCACAATTGCGATACACGCTGATGCACGAGATCAGCGCAAGCCCTACTGAGCCGCTTCCTCAAGCGTGGCGCACAAGCCAGCTGACGAAAATGTGGCAGGGGCTCATGAGCTTGAGACAGCCGCAGAGCCAACAAAGGACGCATGGCGTCTATGTAGCGATGCCGTTAACCTGATGGAGACGCTCATAACCGAGGGAGTGCTCGAAGATGCTGGTGGCCTACTGATGGACGCAATTACAGCTTTGGCAGAAGCAGGCAAGCGACACACTCAAGGAAAACCGCTAAGACTGTCAGGGTCGGGCATTCAGGCCGTGCGTGCAGTGCTTGAGGATTACGCATCGGCGATTGACGTTTTACCAGCCCGCACAATGATCAGAGCCCACCGGCTGACAGAACGACGCCTGATCGATATAATGCAAGGGCGCAAGATGCCTCACGACGTAGAGGTTATTTCATGCTGAACACCCGAAAGGACTCAGAACAATGGCGTTAACTGCCAAACAAGAAGCATTCGCGCAAGCAATTGCCAGCGGGATGACGCAGGCTGACGCTTATCGGTCGGCATACAGTGCAAGCAAGATGGGGGATGGTGCACTGCATGTTGAGGCTAGTAAATTGATGGACAACCCTAAGATAGCCCTAAGGCTATCCGAATTGCAAAGCAAGCTCGAAAAGAAGGCGCTTTGGACGCGCGAAATGAGCGTTTTGGCGCTTGCTGATATAGCACACGGGGTAGAGGCAAGGGCTAACGAGAAAGTCGCTGCAATCAAAGAATTGAACGCCATGCACGGATTCAATGAGCCCACTAAAGTGAAAGTAGATGGAGAAATCCAACTGCAGCACAAAAGCGTTTTGGAGATAACCGCGAGAATCAATCAAATAATCGGCGATGCTCAAGACGATTGACGATCACGTTAAACTGGCCAAGAGCCTGCCAACGCTCTCTGCTGATGAACAGCGCGGGATTGTTAGACATCTTTGCCGTACTGATTTGTATTTCCTGCTGTGGTTTGGGTTGAATCGCAAAGACGTTGCAAAACAATGGCTTTTTGAGCGCTGCAAAGAGGTTCAGGCTTCACCTGATGGGCATTTGGACTTGTGGGCGCGAGATCACTACAAATCCACAATCATCACTTTTGCGGCCACGATACAGTCAATACTGGCCAGCCACGGCGAAGAGCCAACACTACCGCGTGAGCAGTGCATTGGTATCTTTTCTCACACACGGCCTATTGCTAAGGGCTTTCTGCGCCAGATCAAATATGAGTTTGAGACAAATCAGCTACTTAAATCAGTCTTTGATGATGTGCTTTGGGAAAACCCCCAGAAACAAGCGCCAAAGTGGTCAGAGGATGATGGCATAACGGTCATACGCAAAACAAACCCCAAGGAGGCCACGCTAGAGGCTTGGGGGCTTGTGGATGGCCAGCCCACGGGTAAGCACTTCACTGGCTTGGTATTTGATGACGTGGTGACCCGTGAATCAGTAACCACGCCTGACATGATTGCCAAGACAACCAGTGCCCTTGAGCTTGCGTTTAACCTTGGCTCTCAGGGTGAGGAATGGCGTCGGATGATTGGTACGCGGTATCACTTCAACGATACGTATCGCGCCATGATTGACCGTATGACGTTTGCGCCGCGCGTGAAGGCGGCAACAGTTGATGGCACGGTAGATGGCGAACCCGTATTCCTTAGCCGTGAGAAATTGGCGCAAAAGCGTAGGGACATGGGGCCTTACACTTTCAGCGCTCAAATGCTGCAAAACCCAACCGCAGATAGCACACAAGGTTTTAAGAGAGAATGGCTCCGATTTTATGAGCAGTCGCCGGAATCCGCGGCTTCTGGCACGAATCGTTATTTGCTGGTGGACGCGGCGAATGACAAGCGCAAGACGAGTGATTACACATCAATGTGGGTTGTCGGACTTGGGCAAGACGATAACTATTACGTTCTGGATATGGTGCGCGACCGCTTGAATCTAACAGAGCGGGCGGAAAAGGTAATGCAGCTACATAGGAAGTGGAAACCTAAGTCTGTACGATACGAGCGATACGGCATGATGGCGGACATCCAGCATATAAAAACGCTTCAAGCCTCGCAAAATTACCGCTTTGAAATCGTCGAAGTGGCCGGGCAAGCGCCCAAGAATGACCGAATCAGGCGGTTGATTCCACTTTTTGAGCAAGGTCGCATATACTTGCCCCAAAGTCTGCACAAAACAGATTACGAGGGTCAGGTGCGTGAGCTTGTTGGTGATTTTGTCGAGCAGGAGTACGCATCCTTCCCCGTACCGCTTCATGATGACATGCTAGACGCATTGGCGCGGATTGCAGAGCCTGATATGCCTCTGATTTGGCCTAAGCAGCCAGAAGAGCAAGATCAGTATAAACGCGCCTACTCTAGCAGACCGCGCCGAACAACTTGGGCTACATGATGACCGAAAACGAAAGCTACGATTCTGACAAAGAATACAAATCCAGCGATGATGATGCGGTTGATTTAGCCGTATCAGCATCAGAGATTGAGGAATCAGACGATGATGTTCTTTGTCTAGTCAAAGACAGCCGTAAGGCTTCTGAAAAGCACTTGGCCGAGTGGATGACTGAGGCAAGAGGCTGCTATGACATGGTGGCAGGTCATCAATGGAGTGACGAGGATAAAGCCGTTTTGGAAGAGATGAACCGGCCAGCCGTCGTGTTTAACCGCATCGGCCCTGTAGTTGATAGCGTTTCTGGCACAGAGATCAACAACCGCCAGCAAGTGCAGTACTTGCCGCGTCAGGTTGGTGATGCTGGCGTTAACGAGCTATTGACGGGTGCTGCAAAGTGGGTACGCGATAACTGCGACGCAGAAGACGAAGAATCGGATGCGTTTTTTGACTTGGTTGTTTGTGGACTTGGGTGGACGGAAACGCGCCTAGATTATACGGACGACCCTGACGGCATGGTCATTATTGACCGCATCGACCCATTGAGCATGCGTTACGACCCGGCGGCAAAAAAGCGCAATCTAGTTGATAAGCGTTGGGTGCAGCGCGAAGAATGGCTGGAAGAGTGCGAGATAGAGGCGCGATGGCCTGATAAAGAGATTGACAACATCGCTGGTGTTGGTGGAGCGCCAGAAACATCAACACCACACGATGCCACAAACGCATGGCTCTACAAGAACGATGCAACTGGATACGACCCGACTTCTGGAAAGTACCTTGTAACCTGTCACCAGTGGTACACACTCGAAACGTATCATCGTGTGCTTGACCCATTTACAGGTCAAATCACAGAGCTAGATCACGAAGCCTTTGAGCGTTTAGAGACCATGTTAAAGGCAAAGGGTATCAACCTTGAGTCGGCAAAACTACAGCGAAAGGTCTACAAGCAAGCCTTTGTGTGTGGTGGCACTGTACTTGAAAAGGGGTTAGCCCCAAGCCAAAAGGACTTTACTTTTAACGCTTTGACCGGCAAGCGTGACCGCAATAAAAATGTGTGGTACGGCCTTGTCAGATCAATGACAGACCCACAACGATGGGCAAACAAATTCTTTAGTCAAATCCTGCACATCATCAACGGAAACGCTAAGGGCGGCTTGATGATTGAGGATGGTGCCGTTGACAATATCCGTAAGCTAGAGGATGCTTGGGCACAAGCCGATTCGATCACAGTGTTTAGCGATGGGGCTTTGTCACAAGGAAAGGTTCAGCCAAAACCGCAAGCGCCGGTACCAGTCGGACCTGAGCGCATGATGGAGTTTTCAATCTCATCAATTCGTGATTCGAGCGGTGTAAACCTTGAGCAGCTTGGCATGGCCAACCGGCAACAGGCTGGCTACCTTGAGGCGCAGCGCAAACAATCTGGCCTAACAATTTTGGCTGTGATGTTCGATTCAATGCGCCGCTACAGAAAGAACCAAGGGCGGTTGCTTGCAGACTTCATCCAGAATTATTTGAGCGATGGCCGCTTAATACGCATCACCGGCCAAGATGGTTCTGAGCGATACATCCCACTATTGCGCCAGAATGACACAATGCAATACGATGTGATTGTGGACGAAGCACCGACAAGCCACAACGTCAAAGAGCGCGTTTTTGGCATGATGATGCAAATGCTACCCGTGCTTACAAACGCTGGCGTGCCAATGCCGCCAGAAATTGTCGATTACATGCCGCTACCGTCGCGTCTTACTGAGAAATGGCGCGCGCAAATCGTTGAGCGTCAAAACAACCCTGCACAAGCGCAGGCGCAACAAATGCAAGCGCAAATACAGCAAGCTGGGGCGGCTGCTGACATACGCGAGAAAAACGCCGCCGCTGCTTTGAAAGAGGCGCAGGCGCAAACAACGGTGGCTGGCTTTGCTGGAGAGGCAAGAAACATAAATGCAGACGCACAGCTTAAAGAGATGAAGGCGCAAAACGAAGCGCTCTCAGCAGAGCTAAAGAAATTGCAGGCTAGATTGGGCATTGCCGCCCCGTCTTGGCAATAACGTCGAATCGGCGGACGGTAATCGCTGAGTTTTTAGGGTGAAAACATGAACGATGAAGTAATCGGGTCGCTTGATGCCAGCGAACAGGCATACTTTGAAAATGGCGGTGAAGAATCGCAAACACCTGCTGATGACCAGCAAGAGCCTGCGCCACAGGCGGTAGAAGAAAATGCCAATCAAGATGCTGAGCAAGAAGCAGAGCAGCCAAAGCAGACTAAGACGGTTCCATTAGCAGCGCTGCACGAAGAGCGGGCAAAGGCTAAAGAAATGCGCCAAAAGCTGCAACAGCTTGAGGAGCAAACAAGGGTTGGGAATGAGCGATTGCGGCAGCTTGCAGCGTTTGTTCAACAACGCTCAGCGCAGACGCAGCCCCAGATACCTGAATTTGAGCAAGACCCGGCGACAAACTTGCATGCCCGCTTACAGCAAACAGAGGCAAGACAGCAAGAGCTAGCGCAAATTGCAATAAGTCAGCAGCAAGAAGCTGCGAGACAGGCGGCAATAAACGACTTAAAAAGAGAGGTTGCACGACAAGAGGCGGAATATGCAGCCAAAGCCCCGGATTATCACCAGGCGCTTGAGCATTTAAAAACAGCAGAGATCAACGCGTTGGTGGCTATTGGCTACGATGAAAACACCGCAGTCGAGGTAATCACTCAAAACTTTGGCTCTATGGCGTGGCAATTGCGCCAGCAAGGCGAAAGCATTCCTGAAAAAGTCTATGCTTTGGCTAGGGCGCGTGGTTATAATCCGCAACAGGTGACAAGCCAGCAAAAAATGCAAACTGTACAACGTGGCGTTTCTGCGGCAAAATCACTAGGCAACGGCGGTAAGGTTTCCACAAACCTATCGCTAGAGTCTTTGGCAAACCTTCCATCGGAGGAATTTGCGCAGCTTGTTAGCGATGACAAGGCGTGGCGCAAACTGATGGGCGGTTGAGCAAAAATGGCGCGGCAGCATTAACTGTCGCATTCGGACACAACCCCCGGAGTGGTTGCCTGTGACCGCATCACGATAAACAGCGGACTGAAACGCAGCGCAGCGAAAGCGCAAGTTTTTCAATCCTTTTTTATCGGAGTTATTCACATGTCAACCACTCAGTATGGTGTAAACCATCCATTAGCCGTTAAAGCATGGGGCAAAAAGCTCTTTGTTGACGCGCTCAAAAAAACCTACTACGCCAAATTTCTTGGCAAATCCGCTTCTTCTCTGGTTCAAATCCGTGACGAAGTATCTAAAGGCCCTGGCGACCGCATCACAGTTGGCTTGCGTATGCAGCTTGCTGGCGATGGCGTATCAGGCGACGGCACTTTAGAGGGTAACGAAGAGGCATTAGCCACTTACAGCGACAACGTATTTATCGACCAGTTGCGTCATGCCGTGCGCAGCGGCGGCAAGATGAGCGAGCAACGCGTACCGTTTTCAGTGCGCGACGAAGCCAAAGCCGGTCTTGAAGACTGGTGGGCAAACCGTATGGATACGTGGTTTTTCAACCAGTTGGCTGGCAATACCGCTGTATCTGATGTGCGCTACACCGGCATGCAAGCTGCAATTGCTCCATCCACAAACCGCTATCTCGCTGTGACTGGCGCAAACGACCAAGCCTTGGGCTCTGGCAACGTGATGACGTTAAGCATGATTGACAAGTGCGTGGAACGCGCCATGACGGTCAGCCCTACGATCCGCCCAATCAAGGTTAACGGCGAGGACAAGTTTGTGATGTTCCTGCACCCGTACCAAGTTTATGACATCCGCACGTCGACAAACTCAGGTCAATGGCTGGACATCCAGAAGGCTGCAATGGCCGGTGGGAAAGTTGATAACAACCCAATCTACACTGGCGCTTTGGGTGAGTACAACAACGTCATCCTTCATCAAGCATCACGCGTTCCTACTGGTGTTAACAGCTCAACCGGCGCTGCAATCTCCACAGTGCGTCGCGCTGTATTCTGTGGTGCTCAGGCTGCTGTTATGGCCTATGGCCAAAAAGAACAGTCTGGCGAGATGTCTTGGACGGAAGAACTGTTCGACTATCAAAACCAGTTGGGCGTATCTGCTGGCATGATTGCTGGCTTGAAAAAGACGCAATTCAACAGTGAAGACTTTGGCACCTTTGTTGTGTCCTCTTACGCTGTAGCCCACTAATACAATGACCCTTCGGGGTCTTTTAAAGGAGAAATCATGTCATTGAATAATGCGCGTCAATTTCATACGCAGCAAGTGCACTACATCCGCAAGACGGTCAATTTTAACGATGCAGGCATTGGCTCTGGTGTTGTGTTTGGCACATTGCCCGCTGGAGCAATGATTGTCAGCCAAAACGTTCGGGTAACTACCGCCTTCAACGCTGGTACATCAAACGCTTTGCAGGTTGGTACAGCGGCGGCGGGAACTCAATTGTTTTCTGACGCAGCCACGGCTGGTGCACGTTCGCCAACAATCGCTAACCTGTCATTTGCGACAGACCAAGACTTGTATGTGACGTTTGCACAATCAGGTACGGCAGCAACAGCCGGTGTTGGTACCGTAGTTATCGGTTTTGTTGTAGACAATGACAAGTAACCAACCTTGTCGGCGTAGAGCAATCTACGCTCAAAGGGCGGCAGAGCAGGCTATAAACCAGCCTGCCGCACCGGTGCATTTATTTGCGCCACCAGTGCCAGAGCAGCAACCGAAGAAGCGAGGAAGGCCAGCAAAAAATGGGAACACTGAGCGACCTGCAAGCTAGGATAGCGCGGGAGTTGCATCGAGATGATATTGCGACTGATATTGCTGCTGCAATTCAGTCTGCAATTGATTACTACGCCTCTGAGCGCTTTTACTTCAATGAGAAGCGATGGGCAATAACTACCATCGCAGGCGAAAAATACTATGGCACTAGCACTGCAAGTCCAGGCACATTGCCAAGTGATATTCTTGAAATAGATTCAATCACGGTTACGGCAAACGCGCGAATTTATCAGCTAGACAAAATAAGCTATAACGAAATGGACGCCACAGACGCGGGCACCACGCCACTGGCTGGATACCCTAGGCTTTGGGCTTGGTATGGTGGGCAATTGCGTCTGTACCCAACGCCAAACGATGCCTATTTAATAACAATTTCTGGCCAATACAAATTGCCAGAACTTGTAAATCCTACCGACACAAATTCATGGACAACTGAGGCAGAGGAACTTATCAGATGCCACGCAAAACGTGAGGTTGCAGCGCACGTCACATACGATGACCAAACCGCAGCAAGGATGGACGGGCTTGCATCACGAGCGTTTGCAGACCTTAAAGCTCAAACTAACAAGCTGATTTCCTCTGGGAAAATTAAAAGCACGAGGTTTTAAATGTCAGTAGAAACCGCACTCTATCCGCCAAGTCTTAACACAGACTGGCCTTTAGCCTCTGATTTTATTTCAGAGGGGGACAACCATATACGTCTGACAAAGCTAGTTGTAAAAACGACTTTCCCCGCCTTAACGGGCGCGGTAACTGCAACACACACAGAGCTTAACTACGTTGCAGGCGTCACAAGCGCAATTCAAACACAGTTGAATGCCAGAGCATTAAAAGCTGGCGAAACGTACACCGGCACCCACAATTTCACAGCCGCAACACTGACAGCCGCCACACCTAGCGTAGGCGATTCGACCACATTGGCCGCAACCACTGCTTACGTGCAGGGTGAATTTGCCGCCAAGTTTACTGGCTTGTCTGGCGCTGTAACCGCTACTACCGCAGAGCTTAACTATTCGGTCGGCGTCACGTCTGCAATCCAAACGCAGATCAACGCCAAGGGCGCGATAACCGGACAATCGTGGACTGGTGCGCATAACTTCACAGGCGCTACTATCACAGTGCCAACGCAGACACTGGGCGACAACAGCACACTGGCGGCTAGTACGGCCTTTGTCAATCAAACGGCAATGAGCACAGCGTTGCCAACTAGCCCAGCGGACGCTGGACTATTCGCGCAGTCTGACGGTTCAATCGTGACTTTTAAGGCGCCAGAGCTTCCCATCGAGCTTGTCTCAACGAGCAAAACGGCGACCAAAGGCTACCACTCAGTCATAACTGACGGCTCAGTTACTTTGACTGTTCCGGCACTCGCAGCAGGTGAAGCAATCGCATTTTCAAACGCAAGCGGAACATTGACCGCAGTGGTTGATTTTGGCGCGGCTAAGGTATTAGGCCAAACTCTCGGAGCTATGACGCTTGATAGTCTGACCGCAGCTAAAACAATCGTTGGAACTGGCAACGCAACTTATGGGTACGCAGCATTATGAGCAACTTTTCAGCAGTATTTGGTGGCGCAGGCGGTGGAAGTCTCAAATACGAAAATTTCACATCAA